GATGTACAATGCCAGTATGAAGACAGCGCAGTGCGTAGTTCCGATGATGGCAGAGGTTATTCGTTCGCAGATGGAACCAAAGGAGGCGTGATGATTGAAAGTTTAATAACACCAGAGCAAAGTGCGGCGATACAGCGCATGGAGGATAATAAACCTCCACACTGGATATTTGGGAAAATAGCCAAGGAAATTCATCAAGAAGTTCCTGACGGGACAGATAAACCAGCATGGGGGCACGGTTCGTACAAGGTAATTGGGAACATAGATGGATATTGCGAGTGGCAATTTGAACAAGGAATAGTCCCGTCCGATATAGACTTAACCAATATTCGTTATGTGATCTTTTGGAGGCAAGCAGTTCCTAACAAAAAAACAAAAGAAGTAAAAGCGTTTGCTTCATGGACGGGCGGAGGTGCGCAGAGTGTAGTTCCGGGACAAACGATAACGGTAGATGATGGAAAATATATCACCATTGGAACTAGCAATGAAGAGATTGAGAGATTAGCGAAGGACGCTTTAATCAATCTTCAAAAAATGGTCAAGAAATACTATAAGGAGTAGACATGTACGAAGAACGTCTTGCATTTGCGTTTGAACGAATAGCTACAGCGTTGGAGAGTTTCAATGAAGAATTTCGACAAGCAGGAACTCGATACTGGCCTCGACCAGGACAACAAAAAGAAGCCGTCCTCAGTCGCGTCCCAACCGAAGAAGATAAAATCCGAGAGCGGCAAGGATCAGGAGACAACACCCCCATTGACGAATGGCTCACCGACATTGGAGACCCAGAAGGTGACGCCGGAATTGTCGGAGAGCGAAGCCGACAATGGATCATCGACCATCCGCCAGAAAAAGCCAAAGTCGTTGATGCCAGTCCCAAAGCTGTCAGCGTTGGAGAGCAGGACACTTCAAGCGTTGAAGAGGTTGAAGGTAAAGCCGGAGGCGTTGCAGTCGTTACCGCAGATAACCCCAATGTTGAAAAAAAGTCTCAAAGGCGGACTAAGAACCGCTCTTGAGGCTATGCGTTTTGCAACGAACGATGAAGTGGTAGCGGATTTTCTGAAGGTTTACGATAAGATTCCTGTTGGCGATAGGGACAGATTGCCGTGGGAAGCTATAATGATAAAAGCCAAAGTGAATCCGATATACTTACTTGGGGCTATCCAGATGGCGGTGCAGACCTACAGTTGGAATAAGAGTAGATTCCTAGCGGTATCGAGTCATCCTGAGATCACAAAGAATAGAATCAAGTTCGCAAAGATGGCTGGAGGCGTAAAGGATAGAGAGGCGTTGGATATAGTCAACGGATTTTTGCAATCGCCGAAAGGACCAACATTTATTGGCAAGCAGGTTGCAGTATTTGGAGGTAACGGTGGTGGTCAGAATAACAATGGTGGCGGTAATGTAGTGGACGCGGAAGTAGATGGGGATGATGGGTTTGAGAATCTGTTTCCTAGTCCGAATGAGATACAAGACAAACTTGTTCCGATTAGACAAAGATTGTTGGAGGGGTGATTGATTAGGTTTATTGACCTTGGAAAACAGATAGCCACAGACCCGCACGATCCTGAATGGTCGCGGGAATTTGCTTTTTACGATACTTTGGAAGCTCATTTTATTTCTTTTGATAACCGGCAAATCTTTGATTCGGTTGATGATTTGAAGGACTGTCTGGACGATAACGAGGTCGCATACGGGAGACGGATACTAGGGTTGCTGCCGTCGTGGGTGCCGAAAAGCACTAGGAGTTTGGTGAGGTAGACTATCTATAGCCAGAAGATTATCGAGCAAAATATCTCATTCTATGAATCACAGAATGGTATTGAACTCGTGCGTCACACGTTTCCAGAAGTTCAGGAATTTTCAGAATACGTAAAAAACATAACGAAAATAGGAAGTAACTCTAAGGGTTCATGGATTGAATCTGTTGCTTCTATAACTCAAAAGAGACGGGAAGAAATACGTCGTTGGATTCTAAACGAGCAGGTTCTCTGTGGTTTAAGCTACCATTACTGGCGTGACAATTATGCTTATGTGACAGACGAGGGTGGAAATATAGTAAAGTTCCAAAATCGTAAGTCACAAGACGTATTTGATTCGGTTGTTGCTGATTTAGAGGAACAACAGGCTGGTATTCAGATTATCTGCTTGAAGGCCAGGCAGGTCGGGATCACGACACTCGTAGCATTGTATTTTAATCATAAAATGCTTTTCGTTCCAAACACTCTTTCTGTAATGGCATCAGTACAAGCATCGAAATCAGCCGAAATTGAGATCAAATTCGATACATCTTACGAAAAGTGTCCGTTTTGGCTAGTTCCTAATATATCTTCAAAAAGAAAGTTTAGCAACGGATCGCGCCTTATGGTTGAGTCTGGTATGCAACCGAAGGGTATCGCGCAAGGACAAACACCGCAGAATATTTTGATCTCGGAGATTGGTATCATCCCTAATCCTCATAACGTAATTGAGGAAGGACTGCTTCCTGCTACGCACGCGAATAAGAACTTGTTTATGGTGTTTGAGGGAACTGGTTCAGGAAACGTAGGATGGTTTCCTGATTTCTGGAAGTCACAAAAATTAAAAATGGCGACAGGAACAGGAAGAATGTGTCCTGTATTTATATCGTGGCCTTTGGCAACAGATATGTATCCTCAAGCAGACTGGATACGAGCGCATCCTGTACCACCAGGATTCTACGAAAGAAGAATGGATGCTACCAGAGCGCATATTACTAGATGTGAATCTTACATCCGTAACACTCCGTATCTGGCAAAGGTGGTAGGTGCAGATTATCGAGTACCTATTGAACAGCAGTATTGGTGGGAGTTAGAGTACGACCAAGCGCGTGAAAGACACTCTCTACAGCAACACGCGGCACGTTTACCAGCGGATGACTTTGAGGCTCTTACTGGAGTCCATGATAGTGTCTTTGACTTAGAGACAATCATGGAGTTGGAAGACGATATTTATGAGGTTAGGACAGGAGGAGAAAAGGTTCGCAGGAATCAATACCAAGTCTATGCAATCACAGGACACTCTATTTTAGAGGAGTTTGAGCCAAGAGAATCAGATATTGATTTTAATAAGGAAGTAATTCATCTAACACACAAAAACAATCGTGATGAGCGTTATGATTGGGAACTTGTACCTTTGCTTCCGATAGATGAGGAAACGGAAGCAAATACGTTTGATAAACTCCTAGTATATGAGCCTCCGATAAAAGGTGCAACGTATAGCTGCGGAGTAGATACAGCGCATGGATTAGGAAACGAGGATGAGGACCGATTCTGTGCGTCTATGACTAGGGTATCTACAGGATCAAGTGTGGATATGCAATGCGCAGAGCTTACGGCTAATCGTTTTAGCCCCGCTCAGGCAGTACCATTCCTAGCGGCAATGGCGTCGTGGTACGGACAGATTTCAGGTCATTATAGAGGAGTAAAGTTTTCGATTGAGCAGGTGGAAGGACCGGGAGATACTTGTCAGAACCAGTTAAAAATTATGGGTTTCAACTACCACCACACCCCCGGAAGACTTGACGGAAAGAAGGTAAAGGATGAGAATAAGCATAGGGAAGGTTGGTACTCGAATAGGACAACAGTTCCTATTTTAATGGATAGGTTTGTTGAGGCTGTTAACGGTGGTTGGTATGTTCCTATGTCGAAGTGGTTGATAGAGGAGTTAAAAACTCTTGAGCGTAGATCGAATGATGGTGGACGTGACAAGATGATTCACCAACAAAACAAGCATGACGATAGGATACGTGCCGCAGCGCAAAGCTATTTGAACTGCCACACATACGATGATTTATCGGCACGGTCACAGAGACGGTACGCACAGCCGAGTAGGAAGAAGTCAGACCCAAACAAGGGTCGCTGTATGAGTAACGCATTTTCAGTGGGAGAGTGGTAACATGAGAATAATGTTGACAACAATGAAAACAGAAAAAAGAGAAGACGTTCTCCAACGGAGTTATCGTGAGCAAGAGAAAGAGGATCGGGCGGAATCTGCTCGTAGGGAAGATATTCAAGACGAGCGTGCGATATGGTCTAATGTTTTGCAGTCACAGTTAGAACAAGGAAAAAGATTAGACGATGCTACCTTTGATGCAGACGAAGCGTTAAAGTCATATCGTGAAAGGTTTCAATAGAGGGAGGGGTAAATGAACCATGAAGTATTGATACTTTGTTTCACTCTTGCGACAATACCTATTCTGTGGCTTAGTATGAGTTGGATTAAATCTCCAATCATGGACGATGCCTTCTGGAAACGCCGCGAGGAAGCGCATTTTAAGAGGATCATGGCTGGTCTTCCGTATAGCGTTCATCTGTGGAAGAAATTGTTTGAATCTGTTCGTGATAACAAGCCGGAACATGAGCAGAATAAGTGCGCACAAGATGTTTACGACTACCTGAGACTCTTGGCACAATAACGGGAGGGGAAATGGATACAGCTACAGAGCTAGAACAATGGCTCCGCAAAGAAGCGCAAGAGAAGACTAAATACGCTGAATCTCGAAAGAGTGCTGCATTAGCATTCACATCTGAAACTTCTGATGCAGATCGAAAAGCGGCTCATCAAATGGCACAGCAAATAATGGGCCGAAAGTTCCCGATGCAGAGCAGGACAGAGGAAGAAAAAAGCAATCGTATTCAGATACGGATCGCTGCAAAGCTAGAGCAAGAGGCGGCAATGCTTTTGCGGTTTGCAGATTTTGTAGCGGGGAGGAACAATGGGAATCATCCAGTGGTGGAACGACAGGAATCGTAGTGACGAGCCTGTAGAGATAGCGGCTAAACCATCTGAGATAGTGCAGGAACAGAGCGATTACGACCGTGTGTATAAGTACGGTGCTGACGGCGGACACATCGTTGATTTGACGAATAATCCTAGGAAAGAAAACGATGGTTTTGTGCCAGACCGCGAATTGCTAACTCCGTACAATCGGGCGCATCAAGGGACGCGAGACGGAATTAACTCGTTGATGAGGAGATAGGTTTGAATCACCCAGTCGATGAAAGTGGCGGTGGATATGCTTTCTCTCCAGACCCGATGGATGAGCCTCTATACTATCACGATGAGAAGTCCTTGAAAGAGGCAGAAGAAAGAATCCGTGTAGAGTTTCAAGAGAAAAAAGAGAAAGAGACACAAAGGAGACAGATGAGCGAAATTAAGATTGATGTACCAGGAACTCCGATATACGAGCGCGTTAAGAACGCAATGGGCGCGGTTACGATCACACGCGAAGAAGGCGACAGCATCATAGAATACGTCAGAGGTGCGATTCACGATAGCGAAGGATTAAAGGATTGCAAAGTGGATATTGTGGCTCTCACAGATAAACGTATGGCGGATTATAGTGATTGGATATGGGAGAACCTTGATAGAGCAAGTGTAGGAAAAGAGTTATTGCCACGTCTCGAATGGGATAAACCGGGCAGGAAACTATTCACATACGGTGATTTATCGAAACGAGGCAAGGCATGAAATCTATAAAACTCACCAAGCGACTCAACGAACACGAGAACTGTCTCATTCTCTGGACACCATGGACCACGGTAGTGTGGGATCGTGGTTCTATCCAGTGTAGAGGTACGGACGAATTCGAGTTGGTAATTAAGTATCGTGCTTGGGGGCCGATCTTCTACTTTGGCAACCGGGATATTGAGAAACTAGGAGAACGGTCCAAGTTCGACAGTTTCCAGTGGACTAGGATTCAACCTCGTTATGCAGAATCAAGAGCGCGTAGGATAAGCGATAGGGACTATTTCGAGAATAAAGAGCAACTGGTAAGGCAGAGGAAGAGAAAAAATCCAGCGGATATGACGTATCCAGAGCGTCATGCGGCGACGTTGGAAGTCATCAGCAAGATGAAATTCAGTGATAATTTCATGCACCTGATGACGACTCCGTATGGTAAACTTGCATTGGAGCGCGGGGAAGAATGTAAGGATGATGCGACAGGTGAACTCTTGACAGAAGATATGTACGCAAGGGACAAGGAAAAGAACCTGCGTATAGCACCGAGAACTGGAGGCGGTCTTTTAGGATTTAAGAGAGCGGAGAACGGCGAAGGGTACGGAACTATTCGTAGAGTTCCAGCTATAGAAACTATGGAAATAACAAGCGGTCAATCGGAGATACTTCAACTGGAGGACGGTCAATGAGTACGGCATCTACAATAATTTCAGATCGCATTTCTATCCTTAAAGCGGAGATGGAAGCTCTCAAGAAAGAGCGCAAGGAACAGGATCGTGCGTTGAAGGCGTCTAATCGGTGGGTGAATGTCAAGAAGCGTGTACCCGCGCAGGACGCTCAAAAGGTAATTGCTTGGCATGACGGTAGGATGGAATGTTGCTGGTTTCAAAATGGAAAGTGGTTTGTATACAACGGAACGTATTTCCTAGAGAACAAGGACGTAATCGAAGATGTGAGTCACTGGTGCGGTATAGATTGGATGACTTCAAGAGATTATCCTATGCGCGGACCAGGATTCAAAAACGCTATCCTCTATATATGGATGAGGATTTCCAATCGAGCGTCGGATATGGCGTATGATCTGAGGCCGAAGTCTTGGAGTCGAGGGGCGGCGCAACTGGGTAGGAAACCTGTTTTTTATCGTGACTCTTCTGGAAAAGTAATGAGCGGGATGCCTGAGAATTGTCCTGCGCCGAGAGGATACGAGAAAATCGTTTGCAATAATGTTCACGAGGCTGAGAGGTACTCGGAACTTCAGAGGCGTCAGGAGAGGGTCGATCATAATCGTCAACAGGCCGAGCGTGGTGCGATTGAAAATGAGTTTGCAAGCGAGATCAGATCAGAGATGAGGACGAAATACGCAAACGCTAGGAATCCAATCAATCGGGAGTTCATGCGAAGGGCATTGGAAAACAACGCGAACAGGAAAGACCCTACCGCGTTTGAGCGGGAATCGTACCTTCACGCGGAAGCCTTTGAACAAGGACGGTAGATGGGAGATGAAATGGATACTGAAGATGTGATGTATGAAATCAAGCAAGTAAGAAACGAAATAGCGAAACTGCGAAAAAACATAGACGATCTTTCGTACAAGTTTTATGGACACTCCCATCTAGAAGACGGGGAAGTGCATAGGAACTTCAAAAAGGAAGAGGAGTTTCGCAAGCAGGTAATAGAGCTTTTGAGTTGAAACGGGATATACAAAAAAACAGTAGACGTTTGACAGATTTTACTTGACAGTGCGCACCAGAGGTGTATACTTTTAATATGCCACAGCGATTACAGAAGGTAGTGATCTGGATTTGCAGTAGGTGTGGACACGAATGGAGTAGCGTAAATGGCGACAAGCCACTTCGCTGCGCTGAGTGCAAATCACCTTACTGGGACAGACCGCGTAAAACCAAATCCGACACTCGCTAATTCAAGGCATATTGGAATAACACGTGAAAGCGAAGACGAACAGCAGTGAACAGCAGATGGTTGTTCAAATCAAGCCTCCAAAGTTTCAAATTGGAGTTTTTCACATCTATGGCGTAGCCCCTCTAGTCATCAACAAGTTCCCACAAAAAGCATTGGAAGAGATGGAAGCTCGGCAACGCGCTGGCAGTCAAGCAAAGAAGGGCGCGAAGCGAGAATCCAAGGATTTCGATAGCCTATACGAAGGCGCAAAGCATATCAGCCGCGAAGGATGGTGCGGTCTACCTGCGTCTGCTTTTCGCAATGCGATGATCTCGGCTTGCCGCCTTGTAAACTTCAAAATGACACTTGGAAAGCTAAGTGTTTTTATTGAAGCAGATGGTTTTGACCGCGATGAGGGTACACCTCTTGTTCGTATTGTTGAGGGCGAGCCAAGGCCAGTGAAGATGGCTGTCCGAAACGCAACAGGCGTATGCGACATTCGTATTCGTCCGATGTGGGATGAATGGAAGGCAGTTCTCCGTATTCGTTTCGACGCTGACATTTTCAGCCTTACCGATGTGACGAATCTCCTTATGCGCGTAGGAGAACAGGTAGGACTATGTGAGGGTCGTCCTGATTCCAAGTCTTCTGCTGGTATGGGTTGGGGATTGTTTAAGATTGAGGAGGCGAAATAATGGCAACAGAAGCGATTATTTCAGAACTCCGAACAATCGCTGCGAAGAATGACGGGCTGCTGAAACCAGAAGACGTGGTGGAATCAGCCCGTCCCATAAATTCTCCGCTGCATACTCGGTTCACATGGGACGATACAGAAGCGGCAAATCAGTATCGTCTACAACAAGCGAGACAATTGATTCGCACAACAATTCAGTACATCGAAGTGGATGGGAAAGATCAATCATTTCGTGTATTTTGTAGCCTTACTCCAGATCGTGAAAATGATGGTGGAGGGTACAGAGAAACCGTTGCAGTTCTTTCCAATCGGCAGTACAAGGCACAACTTTTATCAGACGCGCAGGAGGATATGCGTCGTTTTGAGGAAAGATATTCACGGTTGAAAGAGTTGTCGTTGGTAATCAAGGAAATTCGTAAAGCTCTGGCTGAGTAAGCGAGAGAGTAGGTTCTGGTGCGGCAGGTATGGTTGGAATGGGCGGTTGTGTTGAGTATGGCTGTGTTTGGAATCGCAGGTACGGTCAGGCTCGCATTGGAGTGGCGAGGCGGGGAAACGCAGGTAAGGAGTGACGAGGAACGCAAAGGTTTGTCTAGGACATGAACGGCAGGTCGCGTTAGTTTAGGATGGACAGTTGTGGAACGATGAGGACGGTAGGTTCGGGCACGGTGTAGTAACGCAGGCGTGGCATGGCGGGGCGTCGAGGGGATAGTTTTGGATGGGTCCGTCAATGAGTGTAAACGAAAGGTGCTAATGATTTAAGACCAAAGGGCGGCGGTCTTCGGATCGCCGTTTATTTTTTTCTTGACATACGAATGTTTTTCCTTTACGATTCGTTTAGCCGTATCTAAGGATGCGACACGTACCGGGAGGAAAGCGATGCGGTGTGCCTTCTAAACTTGAAACCGTAAGGTGGCAGGTGCCTAACTGGGAGGCATCTGCGAGTGAAAAGATCGGCTGGATTGAAGAGTGTATTTCAGAAGGTGAGGGTTATCTATCTGGCTCCTCGGCTTATAGGAATCTCAACAGAAATCTGCGTGTGTTTGATGGAGTTTTTAACGATAAAACAAAAAGTACGCTAGTCACAAATCAGTTAAAATACAACATTCGGAAATTCTGCGAAACCCTTGCGGAAGTACGTGAAATTGCGGGGTTTAGCTCAGACGTACCTGCCTATAAAGCAATGGCAGAGATGCTTACAAAGGTAAGCAAATGTGTTTATTTAGAGTCAGATTTTCCCTACCAAATCCTAAAAGTTTTGCAGTACGCAACAGTTTGCGGCATTGGATATTTATGGCCTAAAGTTCGTCCGACAGAGTACGGATTTGGACCAAGAGAAATGACATTTGATGCGCTAGGGCTATTAGATGTAGTTCCAGTCCAGATACCTGCTTGGTCAAACGATATTCAAGATTGTTATGCTTGCACGGTTTATGATTATATGCCCATTGCAGAGGCGAGTGCGAAATTTCCTCTATTCCAAGGCCAACTTCAAACAGTTGGAAGAAATAATTACAAAACTTTAATTCAGGCACAGCGGCAGGATTTTGCTGCTACGTTTCGTTATGGAATGGTTGGGGATGTACAGAGCCGGAGTTTTGGAAACCTGTACACAGAGATAAGATACACATTTATTAGAGACATACGGATCAACACTACGGGAAAAGAGATGCAGATGGGTGATCCGGGAACGTCCTGGTTCTATAAAGTCCCGTCTATGGGACAGCCTATTTTTGGAGGGATGAGGGATGGAAAACCATACAGTCGTCCAGCGATGCCTGAAGATTGTAGAATCTACCCTAACCTACGGCTCATCATTACGTCTTCAGGACTGGACAGGCCGATGTATGACGGTACTTCCTTCGATTGGGACTCCAAAATACCAGTCATTCAGTATACAGTGGATGATTGGGCATGGGAACCGCTAGGACGGTCATTAGTAGGGGATGTCGCGTCAATTGAGAACACGATTAGGAAGCACGAAAGGCTGATGGATCAGGTTCTTACGGCAGGAATGAATCCTCCAATGGGGTATGATTTGGATACCAACGGTGGAGCGAAGATTGAGCATTTTGATATTTTTGAACCTGATGTAAGGCTAGGACTTGCAGGTGGAGAGCCGACAAAGACATTCCAATCGCTGTTACCTGATTCAGTGAGAGTGACACAAATAAATGAAACGTACCTTAAATACTTGGGTGATAAAGAGTTAGCTCAGCTTGGATTGAATGATGTTGGGAACCTTTCCAACATGAAAATGAATATCGCCAACGACACAGCAGATAAAATGCTGGAATCTATCGGTCCTATCGCTAAGGGAATTGCGATGAGGATAGAAAAAGCCAATAAGCGCGTAGGAGAGAGGATGAAAACTCTTATTCCTCAATGGTTTGACGCTGCAAGGCTTATTGAATATGTAGGACCGGACAGCATAGCGAAGGAAATGTTTGACTACAATCCTGACGATATGGTTCCTAGCCATCTGCCAGATGAATTATTAAGTGGTCAATTCCCTACAACGAAGTCGATGTACGACCGTCTGACCAGAGCGAAGTTTTTTGCGAACAAACTTCGTCTTGTCACTGTTCCGAATACGCTACTCAGGATCACGGCTATGCAGCGTCAGATGATGATGCTGCAATTAAAGCGCAGCGGAGCGCCTTTAAGTTGGTCTACTGTGATGAAAACAATCGACATAGCGAACTGGGGAGATTCACCGGGATCGACTGAAAAGGAAAAATACTTCAACGAGGAAACAGAATTGCAGGTCATGGCGATTATTGCTAAGGCTAAGGCTTTCATGAAGTTGAAGGAAATGGGGATTGATCCGTCTGTATTGGAAGGTGGAGAACAGGGTGGTAAGGGCGGTAAAGGAGGCGGCAAAGGACCAGCAGGACAGCACGCGGGGGGACGGCCACCTTCGGGGCAGGCGTCACCAAAATTGGCCTCCAAAGGGGGAGCAGGTGGAACACCCAGGACGGTCGTAAAAGAATCATAGCTTGTGAAAAGGAGATAATAATAATGGGTATCAAAATCAAAATTCAACGTGACGTGCTGAGAACAGAAGCAACAATCGAACTTCCAGCTCAGGTTGCGGAAGTAGACGAACTGTTGAGAGCGACCAATACTGACGGTAAGCTCATTGTTTTATATAACAAAGGGTATATCCAAGGGATCAACATTGAGCAAAATGAAAAAATACCTGAGACTAAAACCAGTCAAATACGGACAATTCTTAAACTTGGAGACAAAGAACTTTAGTCTAACCGAAATCGAATACTTCTTGGGAAAGACGTTTAGCTGCGAGTTCTGCATAATCTTCGCGGATTTCTATACCGATTGCTTTTCGTCCTAGTTTCTTGGCTGCTACCAGTGTCGTACCACTTCCACAAAACGGATCGAGGATTGTTTGCCCCTCTCCGCTTGCGACTGAAACTAGCCGTAGCATAACGGAGAGGGGTTTTACTGTGGGATGTCCCATCCATCCGTTTTGCTCTGCTGGACAAACAATGTATCTGCTACGTGATTCGTATCCTCCAAAAAGACAACTTGAATCCTCGAAAGAATGGACGATATACTCTGTGTCGGGAAGGTAGTTCGCGTTGACCAGAGGCGTAGGATTCGGTTTATTCCACGTCAAGAGCATCCATCGCCTTTGAGATGCAAGGGAAAGAATTTCCAAGAGTTGTTGTTTGGCACAGAATACCATCCAATTCTTGAATGGCGCTAGGATACTCGTATCGAACCCGTCGTCAAGCTCACCATCTATAGAGGATAGGTATTCTCGTTTAGCTCCTATTCCCCCCCCAGACGCGACCAGCTTGTACGGTGGGTCTGTCAGTAGCAGGTCGCACTTGGGAAGAGTCGGTAGGACTTCTTTGCAATCACAGTTCCAGATTGTTATTCCGTTATGAGAATAATACGGTTTCATTGTTTCTCCCACTTGATTATATTCCTGCGCTTAAAGGATTTCAACTTAAAAAGTGGCGAAGAAAAGATTTTTGAAGAAAAGTTCGCAGAAACGTAAAAAAGACTTGACAAATGGTCAGATATGCTCTACTTTTTATAAAGACGAACAGAACAAGACGCTGGAACAAGAGCGTTAAGAACTGAAGTAGTCAAGAAATAGCGCGTGCCCCTTGCCTTGTGGCAAGAACAAGTACCGGCTAGAAGCGAAATCGGCTTCTGGCCGGTTTTTCGTGTCCAAAAACTTGTTGAACCACATTCAAAGGAGAAACACAATGCCAAAGCGTCACGTAGGTGGAAAAGCTCACATCAAGAAGGTTGCAGCCAAGAAATCTCGCGGAGTTAAGGGTCGTGCAAAGCGTGCAGCTCACAAGCTCGCAATCAAGGCGTAGTCTAACCCTCTAACGGAGAGATCAATGACTACGAATTCTATGCCAGTTACGGATCAACAGGGCGGCGCTCCTCCTCAAGGAGCGGGTGCTGCCCCTCCTCCCCCACCTCCTGATGGTGGAGGTCAGCAAGGCCAACCGTCTCAGGGTCCAGCAAATCAAATCCAAATGCTTTTAGGTAAATGGAGCCAAGCAGCGCAAGAAATTGCGCAAGCCTATCCACAGATCGCTGCCGAATTGAACAAAATCGTGCAGGCGATTGGTGAGGCGCAGACGAAGATGGTAGCACCGCCACAGCCAACGCCTACGAGTCAACAGCCACCATATTAAGACAACAAGGAAATCCGGGAGAATAGTGAACCATGACGATAGCAGAAGTGTTGAAGCAATCCGGTTGGAGTCAGGAACAAATTGATGCTCTTGACGCGAAAGCTCTAAATGGGCTTAACGGTTATGTGACTGGCGTACAGACGGAAGCGGAACAAAAGCATAAAGCGGCGGTAGAAGCAGCAGCGAAGGCCGAGGCGGATAGGAAAGCGCAAGAGGAATTAACAACGGCAGCGAAGGCCGCACAGGACGCCGCAGAGTTGAACAAGAGATCGGTAGACGAGTTTTGGAACACCACATATAATCCGGGCGTAGCAGCTTGGGAAACAGAAAGACAGAAGTTGGCAAAGGAAGCAGCGGACGCACAAGCAGCAGCAGCTTACTATAAGACTCAGATTACAGGATTGAAAGATTTGAATTTTGCTCCTGCGGACCTTCCTAATTTTACCCCTCCTGCTCCAGTAGTAGACCCAGTAAAGACTCCCGGAACTCCTACATTCTCAGAAGATGCGATTATGAAGCGTTTGGATCAGGGAGTACACACAATTCAAGATATTAATTGGAAGTATCAGCAACTTTATGGAACTCCAATTCCTATTTCTCCTAGCGATCTAGTGGCGAAGGCAGACGCAATTAAACTTAGCCCGATGGAGTATGCGGCTAGGACATTTAAGTTTGCGGAGAAGGAAGCGGAGCATCGTGCGGCGGAAGCAAAGAAGCATGATGATGAGATTGCAGCCGCGTCCAGAACTGCTGCGGATGCTGAATGGAAGGCTAAGTTGGATGCTCGTGAGGCTGAGTTTGCGTCCAAGGATCGTTTGAGAGCCGAGCAGATGAGCAGCAATCCTGATACGAAGTTGCCTCCTGGGTCGGCAAAGTTTACAGAGTTGAAGCGGGCAGTAGCTCAAGGTGAGCGTCCCGATCCAACGAAGATGAGCGCAAATGAGCGCAGACAGTTGACCTTGAATAATATTCACAAGGCAATTGAAGAGCGCGAATCGGTTGTAGCGTAAGAGAAACAGATTTTAAGAACAGCTTAACTGCTGAAAGGAAACCATCATGGCATTTACACCGCAAGACCCTTTGGTTAATGAAATCGATGCTACCAACCTGGAGTCGGTACGCAAGGAGACGGTCTGGAATAACTTCTTCGTTGGAACCCCGTTTCTCGAAGAGTTTCGTCGTTCTGGCGTAGCAGACCCTTACCTTGGTGGCGCGGGCATGACGGAAGTCTTCCTTTATGGTCGTCCACAGGGCGGAGGCGTAAACCCTGGTCAGACGATCACAGTGACTCGTAATCAGATCACTGACAAGCTGAAGTTCTACGAGAAGGGATACGCTTCTTGGTTCCCGATGGACGATTGGGAAATGGATGACGGCTCGAAGCAGGGTGGTGTTATTAACTCTGGTCCTGCGCGAATTGCTGATCTGTACGCTATTTTTATGGAAGCGTTGGTCATGCAGATCAATACGATGCTTGAGATGGACTCTTTCCGTCATGGACAGGTATCGTCTTCGACAGTTTTGGATAACCGTAGCAAGGTGAGCAACGGTTTGGACGAGGCTTTGAATAACGGTATTGATCCGTCGCTGTATGGAAACATCTACAAGTCTTACGGTTCACAGGCACGTAACGGCGCGGTAGGTGCGTCAATTAACGTGACTCCGTTGTATCTTGGACAACAGGTAACGACTGGTACAACGTCGGCTCCTGCAACGAGCGGCCCTGGACAGATTAACTTTGGTTCTTTGATGCAGCTTTGGTCTCAGTGCAAGATCACAGGTGGCAAGCCGAAGTTGGGAATCACGAACGTATTTGGATTCAAGGCGATTGCGATTGCGTTGGATGCTTATCGGCGCGACATTTCCAACACGAAGCATGATATTACTTGGGATGCTCTGGATTTCAACGGAACGCAGATTTATTCCGATCCTCTGGCACCGTCTGCAAACGCTCAGTATTACATTCCTCTTGCGTCTGGTGGAGCGTCTGGAAACACGAGCTTGGTTGACGGCGTAGGATCGAACACCACCACGATAGCTTTCCAAACTCCACAGTATGTAAGCGCGGCAGGTGCAAACGTAGCTCTGTCTCCAACTAACTCTGGTATGCCATCGAATGCTTTGATTCAGCCGTCAGAAGCGATTTACTTCTTGACTCCTGAGACGTTCAAACTACGGACGACAGACAAGCCCGGATGGAACTTTGGAGTGCGCAGGACGAGCCAGTGGAATAACGTGAGCGTGGATACAATCTTCATGCGCTTGGCAACGAACCTATATTGCGCCCAGCCAAGGCAAAACGCACTAGGATTCGGATTCACCGCCTAAGATTAACGCCTGACTGTTTGAGTAATTAGGCAGTCAGGCTGACAACAAGTTTGATTTCGAGAATGTAGTCAAGGAGATTTACGATGCCACTTCAACAAGCATTGCCAACATTTGGTCCTCTTAACAACGTGAATAGCGTGTCGCAGTCAGGCATGAGCGATCCGATCACTGGCCTCCAGTATGCGGGTGGTGGATTGAATCTTGGTGACTACTTCGACCTTACGGAGCAGGAAGCTAATCAACTGTCCTATCCGACAAATGGACTGTTGCACGCTGGTCGGTATCGTTATGTGTATGTAGCATCGAACGCTACCGCTGCTAACGTCAAGGCTGGTACGGTTGGCTATATTCAACCAGGTCAGTTTGTCCAGAACATTGTGCAGCTTGTAGCTGGTTCCGGTATGACAGTAGGAACCTCTGTTACAGGAACCACATCAGGCGGTGGTGCTACGACTCAGGCAACATACCAAGTTGTTGTGCTGACTGCAACGACTGTAGCAATCACATTGTTGACTCCGGGTGTTGGATTTACCTCACTCCCAACTGCAACGATTACTGGAACTGGCGGAACTCCTCCTACTCTTAATGTTCAGATGGGGTACGCAGTCAATCAAGTTACCAGCGCAGATATTGCGTCTTCAAATGGTGTGCTAGTTCGCCCTGTGGTGTTCTTGAACTCAATTACACCGGGCAACTATGGATTTGTGCAGGAACTTGGAATTGCTACTGTGTTGGATGCTGCGACAGTACTTCAAACCGCAGGTACATTTGCTATCGCGGCTTCATCATCCCCAATTGGATTGATGACAACTTCGAGCACTACTTTCACCCTATACGCAATTGGATACGTCCTTGACGGAGTGGCCGTTACAAATACGGCAATCACGCCATTCAAGGTTCTTCTTAACGGTCCAACGGTCCAAGACTAATCATTAATGGATGGGGCGGTGAAATACCGCCCCGCAAGTTTTGCAGTAAGGAGAAATCATGCTGATAACACTAATTCCTGGTTACCCAGATTTGATTGGTCGGAGATTCGCGTGGGTAGGGTACGGTAACGGACCTGCGTCTTATGTTTTAGGAGGCGATCCATCGCAACTCTCGCCTTCTCACACATACATTGATACGATTACGTCTGATGTGTTATCTCTTAGCGGAAACTACGCTGTTGTTCCTGCACAAAGTTCATCTGGAGTACGACCAACTTGGAAACTTAAGTGGGTCTATGCGGGTAATCAACTTGGCGTGGATGGTGTTAGTTCTTCGGGCGGTTCTGGAATGACTGCTGGAACTTATGCGCTCACGTTCTCTACTGGAAACGCGACAGGTACTATCACGGTTTCGACTTCTGCTGTGACTGCTATTAATATAACATCGTCTGGTTCAGGGTATTTGTCTGTTCCCACAGTGAGCGCTGCCACTGGTGGAACTCCTCCAACGCTTACCGCAACGATTGGCATAGTAAACGGTATTGAAGTTCCAGCAGGAACCAACCTATCGGCTGAAACTATACAGCTTGCAGGTTTTGGTGGTGAATACTAAGTTTTAACACAAGGTCTGATTCTATCCTCTCCCGGTGGACAGACACTTACGCCCTCTGTGGTCCCGGAAGGGTAATCGCAGGGGGCGTTTTCGGTAAGACAAGGATTTTGAATAAGTACCAAACGAAAAGGAGAAACACAATGCCCACGAAATCTAAGATTCACAAGACACCATCGCCAAGCCACGCAAAGCACACAGTGAAGGCCAACCACCATATCAAAGGTCATTCGACGATCCATGTTCACAAAGGAACAGGAAAAGTGAAAGTTGGTGGCAAAAAGAAGTCTGGCAAGAAAACTATCCTCAAGTAACTAGGAGCAATGATGGCGACCAAGAGCATCTACAACACGTATGGCGGAGGGTCTGCTGCGAAAATTACGCCGACAAATTATGTCGTTGGCGGAACCAAAGCATCAGGCGAAATTGACCTTGCTAGGAAGACTAACGAAGAGTTCCCGAAGTATTACCGACAGGGAGTTCCCGCCAACGAAAAAGAAGATTAAGACGGAGGAGGAATCATGGCAAAGATGAAAATGAGCAAGAAGAGCATGGAAGATGGGGATGACGCGCATTTTCCTGATAATCCAGCGGTGGCTCATAAGGTTCACAACCGCAAGAAGAATGGGAAGAAACACGCTACGATCAAGGGTGGTACAGCGGGTAGCAAGAAGATTGTTGGCGGATTGGCAAAGGTTGCGATTGCGGCGAAGAAGCCAGTGAACCACAAGAAGACTCACAAGCGCGTTGCGGGAAAGTAGTGTCCTATGGCGACTAAGAAATCCACAAAGAAACCTTCCGTTAAATCAGATATTCCCTATGGAATAACCAAAGGAGAATACTACGGGAAGGGTTCTACGGAAAAGTGGAAGCATGGTCGTTATCGGAAACAAGCTGAGAAACAATACGCGGGTTACAGTCATGAATACGAAACTCCAGGCAACAAAGAAGACAATATCAGGGAAAAGCAAGCTCATCTGAAAAACGAGGACGCTTGGAATAAGCATGAGAAAGATTCGAGCAAGAAGCGCGTAGCAGGACCAAAGCCAAAAAGTGTGGCAAAGAAGCCACAGACGCGGAAGAAAACTACGCGGAAACGGGTTGCAGGCAAGTAGGGAGTGATGAGACGTGGCGTTTCAGAATATCATTCAAGATGTGCTGGGAACCTTTTCAGGCATGAATAGGGGACTAGCCGCGACCAGAATTAACGAAGCATACACGAAGATACAGATGGAAAACGTCTGGAGTTTCCAGAACGTCACTGGAGGCTGGTTAACCCCTTCACTTCTAGGTGGACCGAACGCCGGAACGAATTTCTTGAGTCCCGGAACAATTACAGTAGTTCCATTCACAAACACGATCACAGCCGATGCTGTCGCTACAGCGGCTTGGACTGCGAATGTTCCGTATCCGCCATTATTGACGCAGCAGCAAATCCGCGTTCCCTACTACAGCCTGTACAACATCATCTGGGTAGGAAATAACGGCACGGTTGCTTACGCTACAGTTTTGACTCCAGGATTAGGCCAAACCCCAGGAACGTATACGGTACCCGTTCTTGACCCATCCATAGGCGCAGGAGCCACGCTCTCTGTCACTGTGAACGCCAATGGGACGGTTACCCTACCGCCCATCGTTCTGACGGCAGGGAGCGGCTATACAACGCCATATGTGACGTTCTCTGAAGGCGGAACGGCTGCTACATTTTCTGTTACATTGATTGCAACAATAACAACCGACCGTCTCTGGGTAGAACCGGCACAGACGAACGGACAATATTGCGTGTACCAGGCTTATTATCCTTGTCCTGTTGGATTCCGTAAATGGATGGATATTCGCGATACGCAAAATAATGAGCAGATGGACTGGTGGAGTTGGACGCAGATCGACCTCTCCGTAGAAGACGCCCAGCGCGAAATATTCGATCAGCCAACTGCCGTAGTTCCGTATGGAACTGATACGAGGCCAGGAAGCGCAACATATGGTCAGCTTTTGGTGGAATTATGGCCGCACCCAATTTCGATTTTAAGCTACACATTCCAATGCCAATGCAACTTACCACCGCTAGTAAATCCGAACGACACGATTGCTTATCCTTTAAGTGAAGAATTGGTAAGACAAAGGACTTACGAAATGTGCTGTCTTTGGAAGGAAGGTTCCAAAGGCGACGATATGGAACGCGGGTCTGGCGCAAACTGGCAGTTTTTGGCAAAGGCCTATCACGAAGAGTATAAGGATTTGTTGAGACAAGCACGTATCGCGGATAGAAATTTGATGGAACTTTACTTCACCAAGGCCCGCATGAACGCTCCGTGTGACGGGCAACCAGATTCATACACAGGGAACCAAGCCAACGTAGGTTGGTAGGAGGAAACAAAAATGCCACCTTATGCAAGTCCGGGACAAGCGACGTTGATAGCGCAAGGAGCGCAGACTTATTTGTTTCAGAATGAGTCTGTGTATGTTGGCGAGTCTAGTGTAGCGTGCATGATTTCTCGTATTCCAGGAATCTTTTATCCGTGGGGAATATCGTTTGACATAGCGTTTAGTGGAGCGCCTGGAGCGTTTGAAATTGACGTGCAGACAGCGGATATAGACCAAGACTCGCACTATGTAACGATTGCAAGTTTAACGACAGGAACGATAAATGCGGGAAACGTAGGAAGGATTGAACTTCCGTCTTTCTGGGCAAGGTTTACTCGCGTGAAAGTAGTTGCTTTGGCGAATTATGCAACAGTAACAATGACGGTTTTGTTGACGAGGTAGGACGATGAAAAGGATTCTCTTAGTTGCGGTGTTGATGATTTGTGCTGTTTCCTATGCGCAAAACGGACAAGTTGGAGTAGGAAACTATGGAAGCCTTACCGTTTACGGAGGAGCCGTTAGTGTAAGCAGCGCACCATCTGGAGCTTGCGCTCAGGGTGTGGCTAATCAGCAGGTAGTGACGACCGGGTTACAGTATTCCTGCCAAAACATTACGGCGGGAACTGGTACGTGGGCTGTGCTTACGGCTGGTGCGTCGGGTACAGCAACTAATCTAGCGGGCGGAGCGATCTACCAAATTCCGTATCAGACGGGAACGGGTACTACTGGGTTCGATGCGAACCATACTTGGACTCCAGGAATCGGACTGAATTTAGGAAGCAGCAATGCTTCTCTGGGTGCTGGAAATTGGTTGAGTATCGGACAGAATTACGCCGGAATCGTGCAGACGAACATCCAGAATTTCAATAGTGGAGTATGCTCTCAGTCTGGATACTCAGCTACGCAGGATACAGGCACAAATACTCTCGGATTCATGTGGCTAGGAATTAACAATTCAGGTTTCAACTGCCCGTCTGCTTTTAATATCGGACTCGCGGGGGATACAAGTTTGCTTTCCACGGCGGGCAATATGTACCTTGCTAACGGGGTAGCAAACAAGGCGGTCTACATCTCTTTGAATGGGACACAGCCAAGCAATATCCTGGCGCAGTACACAAATGTTGCCAATGCGCCACAGGAACTTCTTCAAAACGCTTTGCCGATAATTGGCGCGACGTTGACTTTGACTGCGGCCACGCAACAGGCTGCTTCTAGCCAGACTACTACAGGCTACGCCGTGGCCTACACCGGGTCTTATGGAAGCTCCGGCACGGTCACGATTACTGGCACCTTTCCGGGTTCTCTCGCAACCGGGTATGCCGTGACAGTTTCCGGCTTGACTACACCGAGCAATAACGGCGTATTTATTTTGACAGCAGCCAGCACTTCTGCGATTACCTACACGAACTGGTGGGGCGTCACCGAAACAGCGGCGGCAGGATCAACCGTGGTCAGCGCTGCTTCCACCACGTCTCTTGCTGGCACGATTACGGGCGGTGCGATGGCTGTTGGTTTCCCTGCCGGAGCTTATGCGGGAATTCCGGCTGTGACCGTATCTGGTTTCACGACTTGCACGGCAAACAACGGCACGACTTTCCCTGTGATTGCCAGTTCTGCGACATACATTGCCGTGACCAATGCGGCAGGGTCTACTTGCTCGACAGGCTCACCCGTAATTCAGTCTACGGCGGCTGTAAACTCCCCGAAGTTTTGCTTGACTAATAATTACGGAAGCGGTGCGGGTACTCAGGGTACGGAAGCGTCTTGTCTGCAAAACGTGATGGGCGCTCCGGGGACTAACCCCACCGCAACTTTGGCGCTCACGCAGACTGGCACTACTGGACTCACTGGATTCCAGGCTGCAAACTTTCAAGCTGGGTCCGTCACTCCGCTGGTGGGCGCGGTCATCAACGCCACAGAGAGCAACGTTGCCAACACCACCCAGATCAACGTAATGAATACATCCTCTGACAACGCTGCTTCGAGCGATTTAGTTGCCACTTCTGACAATGGATCGCAGACCACCCACTACCTTGACGTAGGCTGCAACTCGTCCACCTACAACCAGGCGGCGTACAATTCCGGCGCGGCTGATGACTGCTACATGTATGCGTCCACCGACAACTTGAATATCGCCACGGCCAACACGGGCAAGGTGATTACCTTCAACGTCGGAGGAACGACTACAACTCAATTGGCAGCAACAATCAACGCAACTGGATTAGCAGTAGTGGGCAACGAATCAGCAGCTACGTACTCGACAGCAACCAACTGTGCAATCAATGCGGCATCTCCGGGTGCTTGCGGGTCCGCATCGGCGGGCGCGTTCGTCATCCCAACCCTAACGGCAACCTACACGGTGAATACAACGGCGGTAACGACGCACAGCAGAATCTTTCTGATTCCGATCACGTTTGCGTCTGATCTACCATCCACCCCAACTTGCGTAGCACCACTTTTAACAACTCCGTATACCATATCGGGAGTTGTTGCGGGAACGAGTTTCACGGTAACTCTAACATCTACGACGGGTCAGACGTGCTTTATGTACGAGATAAAAGACTAAGGGAGATTGAATATGAAAAGATATTTGGCACTAGGATTGTTATTTTTCACTTCTCTGGCCTATGGTCAGACGGCGGCTCTCCCTGTCTATGATTGCATTCAGAACGGGACTCAGGCAGTAACGTCAGGTTTGAAATCTAGCAACTATTTACAGGGCGTAGTGCCATATTGCCAGGTTAGTGTGTTTCTAACAGGAACGACAACGATAGCAACAACGAATCCTCAAACTCCATTACAAGCAAAATCTGATGGTTCTATACCTCCAATTTACGCGGCAGTAAACCAAGGATACGATGTAACGTTCAGCGGGGGAATTACACCGAATGTTTATAAAACTCCGATGACACTAACGGGTATTTATCCGGGATTTTCATTTAGTGGCGGCGGCGGTCTTACTGCCCCGGTGCAGATTAACCAAGGCGGCACGGGCGCGATCACGGTGCAAGGAGCGTTCGGCAACATCGTAGCTCCAGGCGGAACGGTTACCGGTCCTTTCACGCATATTCCCACGGGATTTACGCCGTTCGAATATCCGTTTTTCTCCACAGGTATATCAAGTTCCAGCGCGGATGCTATATTTGCGAACCTTTCCACCACGCTTGGGGTAGCACCAGGAGGCGTGAGGCCGCAAGGATGGGCTCTCCATCAATCCAACGGGAATTTCTTGCATGGAGGGCGGTATCAATCGCAACAAGCAAATGTGCTATCTGAATATCTTGCGGCACACTTATCCCGAACAAGCGGATCATCCCAGTTATATCAGTACTACGGAGTGGGACTTGGCGAGGGCGATCTTATTGGTGTCTACGGGAGTATATACTGTGCTGGAGGAATGGGAAAACTAAGTGGAGGAACCTCTATATCAGCTTGTCAAGCTGGACAATTTGTTACAGCGACGTGGCCGTATGTGATGACAGCAACCCTTAACTCTGGACTGGGCAGTGGTAATGTTTTGACGTATGATGGTCCGTCGGCCATGCATGAGAATTTTTCCGCCGGGGCAAGAACGATATGGGATGTAAGCAAGATCGTTAATACGGGCACAGTAACCATGTCTGGTAATACTGCTACTTTTAGCGGAGCACCCAGCATGAGTTCTTTGAACCCTATTGGATGGCTTCTAATATCTGGCTCTAACGCGGCTGGATATGCTCCGGTCTACAACGGATCAATGAACGGGGCTACAGGTCAATTCCTCAGTTTTTCTAATCCAGGGGCGATCTATGCGGTTTCCGCGCCCACCGGGACAGGTGCCACTGGGTATCTTCCAGGAGAGATCTTAAATATCATTCAATCAGGTTGCACAGGAGCAGTGGCCACTGTGAGCACGGTAGATGGTAGTGGTCAGCCAACATCTTATATTTTGAGCACCCTTCCAACAGGATCAGGATGCGCGGTGGCGAATAACCTCAGCACGACAGTCAGCACCTACGCCGGATCAGGCACAGGCGCACTGATTAACATCACGCAGATTACCGGAGTTATCGGCGCAGCCGGATCATCGTGCAGGATAATAAATTTCACAGGCGGCACAGGAGCAACGGGTCCAGGCAGCGGCGGATTGACGCTGGAACTCACTGGTACAAACACCATTGCAGCTAATACGCCGTTCACCGGAATCCACCCATCAGCAATCTGGCCGGGGTATAACAATTTAGTCAATGCGACTGGCGCGTCAATGCAAAATGGAACTACTACTTGCGCGGGGAACATCAATCTGACACCTACGTCAGGACCGTGCCAAGGCGACGATGTCATTATAGACGGGGCGTGCTGGGGACATCCACAGCGTGTCACCGCAGTTAATAGCAGCACCTCTGTGACAATCGAAAACGGCTACGATATTCGTCTAATAAGCGCTAATACCGCGAGTCAGCCTTTCGTGCTTATTCCGGCTACATCCGTGAATGATATTACCTTGTCAACCCCCACAACAACTGGAGGCCATGGCTCTGGAGCGATGTTCACTATTACATCACTAGGTGGAGGCGGAAGCGTAGGTGGGGTTTCACCTGCATCAAGCGGCCAGCAGTATCAGGCGGGAGATGTTTTATCGCTCAAGCAAGGAACCTCCGCATCTGGAGGATCAGTAAACGTTCTGACGGTGGACGCAAATGGAGCAATTCTAACTGACTCGGTTGCCTCTGGTGGGGTTGGATATACAACCAGCGGATCATTCCAATCACTGGGCACATTCTTGAACGCTGTGGCAAATGGAGGCTCAGGAATTACACCGGCAACATATCAGATTTACGGTACTGGTGGATTAAGTGCCGGTCTTACTTGTGCAACCCCTCCCACAACACCATCTACAGGTAATTTAGCCTGTGCTGAGATTCAAATCGCTGTAGGATCTAGCGGTACAGTGACAAGCGTTGTGACAATTAAATCTGGTGGTCCTGTCTATACCACAGCGCCCACGTTCACCATGACAAACTCGACGCTTGCGGTCGATGGAGTCACCACTGCAGGGTGTGCATCGACCTGCCCAACTTTTACTGGGTGGCTGGATACTAATGCTGTCTCTAGTTTCGCTTCCGGAGATACAATCTTGCAACCACCTGACCACAGAGTCGTGATGATGGATACGCAGAATATCGAGAACTCCTCATACATCGATTTCGCTGGTGGAGTACACGTTCACAATGTTAGCAACGGTCCCGGATTATCCGCGTTTACCATTGACTCTAACTATGCTTATGATGGCGGACTAGGTGGCCATTTATATGGATTGGACATGTCAGCAAAAGACGTTAAAAACTACTTTTTTCGCCTTAGTTTCGGCAATATAAAATACAGCATGGCTGAGAATATGGCTACTGTTTTCGGCAGGTCTGTCTGGGATTGGTCTACAATTATCGCACCTCTAGGAGATGATTGGAGCGGCGCGAATCTAGAAGCAATGACAACAGGAACGGGACAGCCGAGCGCGGTGGCTCCTTTGTTTCTAAAACCAAGCCAGTCGCTATGCTTCGGGGTTCATGGTTCTGGTATCTGCAATGTGCAATTAACTGGTCAGGTTCCTACTGCGAACACTTGGCTTGCCAGCTCCGTAACAGGCTATCAGCCCACGTTTTCAGGTCTTCCAGGCTACTATGCGGCGGTATTCACAGATAACACGACAACAGACGGCGCACTGGCTTTTATTCCAATAACGAACGGGGTAGAAGAGATAATTTTCGCACCGAATGGATCGTCGGCCTACTCTGCTACAGCGCATGTTTACCAACAGGCCGCTGGGTCGATCACTGACGCGGCTCAGCTACTCACACGCTTCAATGCTGGTCTTCACTTCAGCGCGGCAGACACTACACTCACATCATCCGATGGGACAGGTTCGCGAGTCGTGACGATTGCGCCAGGCGGAACCATCTCGTCAAGCGAGTTACCTGCGGGGAGTACATCTTATTATTCTACGTGGTCTCCAATAACCTTCGGTGGAATTACGTCCACAGGATCTGGCTCTCAAATGACTTTAGCTGCAAATATAACTATCGTAAGACTGGAAGTAACGGCAAACAATCTCTTAACGGGGTGTAGCACACAGCCAATTGTGTCTATCTTCGATCAGACTAGCTCCAACATTCTAACCTCGGTGACGTTGAGCAATGGTTCTTCTGGGCCATGGGATAGTGGAGTTATTTCCGTGTCGGCAACGGCAGGTCATGTGCTGCGCTACCGCATGTCCACAGCGGGAGTGGGGTGCAGCACACCTCCAACATATACACAGGCGACGATGCAATACCACGGCTAGGCAATGTTCGACGCGTAACTAGCAACACCCGTTGTATCCAGTAATCGGTGGCGGGGTTGGAGACTACGAGTGAGGGGAAAGCAGATGGCAGATGAGCAAAACAACACGAGACCGCAGCAGACGCCCGATAGTGCGGGATCTGGAGCGCTGCTATCCGCGTTTCTGAAAAGGGTGCGGGCCAATATCGAAGTAATCGGCGTTGGACTTACCATCCTTATCAGCTTGATTGTCATCGGAATTCAAATCGGTGATGTGCTGAATACATTGAAGCTACATGGAGAAACCATCAAATCCATTCAAGCCGCGCAGTCGATTCAAGATAAAAAGTTTGACCGAATCTGCTATCGATTAAACATCCCTTGTTCGCCAGATGCACCCTATTCCCAGCCGCATATTGACACTTCCCCCGGCACGGCCACAGCAGCCCCGCCCGCGCCGCATAGCAAGCTCACCCCGCCCGGCACGATGGCCCTGAAAGAGAAGCCCGCGCCGATCTCCTACAACCAACCGAACTACTGAGGTGAATCATGTTGCCAATTCCGCCGAAAAAAGAACCGATCTCTTGTGCAAAAGAAGCGCCCGTCGAACCCGTCGAGCCTGTCGAGGAAACCGAAGAGGAACCGCTTGACAACGCAGAGTAAAAAGTGTAAAAGTGTATTTGTGAAGCCTAAGCAAGTCTACATTCCCGGTGAATTGCATGATGAGCTAAAGATGTTAGCGCATCAATTGCATCTGTCGCTTAAGAGCCTGGTTGCGCGTCATTTGCAAGATGCGGTAAAAGCCTACCGGGATGTAGGACGTTTGCAAGCACGGAAGCAGTGAGATTGCGGCTGTCTACGGATAGCGCATAGGCCAGCCGGGAGCCTTTAATATCGGCAGATCATTCGGTAAAGGAGAACAGCTATGCCAGCAAACTGGAAAACGTCACTCATCGGCGCAATCGGCGCATTGCTGATGGCTGCCGCAAACTACAGCGGCGAGCATACGTGGCAGGGTTATGTCGCGTGCCTTGTCCCTGTGGCGCTCGGACTTTTCGCCAAGGACTTTGACGCGCATTCAACTGTAGCGCAAACCCAAACAGCCACCATCGAAGCGCATGCCGTGGATCTCGCGGCCATCAACAAGCAGTGAGGCCACAATGAACGCAGACCGTGGACCGCTGTATTTCGTAGCTTTTATAGGAATCGCTTGTGCCGCGCTGGTGATAGCATTCGGCCTCGGCATTGGCAACCAGTAACCCGCGCCCCGGCGCACAACCCGCAGAAAAGAGGCATCACTGTGAAATCCAATTTGCAATCGAAGCTCGGCGCATGGGCGCTCATCGCTATTCTCATGCTAGGCAGTACGGCCTCAACTACGGGCTGCTCTATGACGAGCAACGCCCAGCAGATCGTCAACTGGACGCCGGTGATTGACTCGGCCCTGACGGAGCTCGGCGGCATTGCATCGACGCTGCTTCCGCAGGACGCGTTGATTATCCAGCCCCTCATTGCGGGATTGATTGTCGGCCAAAATCTTCTCTCGGCCCAGGCGAAGACTTACCTTGCGAACCCCGGCGCAACGACCCTACAGCAGCTTCAAGCTCAGGCGTTAGCACTCCAGACCAATATCAATGCGGCGGTACTGGCGTCGATCAGGGTGAGCAATCCTGCCAGTCAGCAGGCGATACTTACCAAGCTCAACGCGGGTCTGACAGGGGTATCGGCGATTCTGGCGCTCATCATAGGGATCAAAGGCAGCACGTTAACCCCAGCCTCAGTGACCGCGCCCAAGCTCTCGCAGGTGCTACCGTTGCTTGATGAGCGGCAGAGCATTGCGCTGGTGGCTCAGCACTATGGGGAGCCTCAATTCATGGCTGCGTATCAAGTGCATCGCGGGGAGTCTGCGCTGCTGGCGGCAGGTCTGTAATGGATCAGTCCATTCAGACCATCACCATCACGGTCACGATCCCCGGTGCGGACGTTGCGGGCCTGCTTGAAAAGCTCGCGGCAACGGTGGTCAAGCTCGGCACGGCGGCGGATTCCATTTCGGCGTCCGTTGCTGGTGTCCAGACCGACGTTAAGGAAATTGCGGACGCCGCCAAAGGCTTCAGGTTCAGCGGCCCGATGGGGATTCACGGCGGAACGGCTTAACCATCCACGGGGCTGCTGCGTGAGGCATAGGCCCGGCCCCGAACAAGTTCGAGGGATCGTTCAAACGCCCGGAACCAGTGCTCCCAGACGTAAATCTGATTGATGTGCTGGACATGATCTGCGATTGCGTCATGGCGGGAATGGCCCGATCCGGTTCCGTTTATCCGCTGAATATCAAGCCAGAGGTTCTGATGACTGCGTTTCAAAATACAGTCGAACTGCTCAAAGCGAACGTGACCGTCGTAGGATAGGCGGCTGATGGAGGCACCATGCAATCAAGTGAGCAATGCAGGAACGCAATCATGGGATGGGAGGGGCTGCGGACGGGCCTCTACAATGATGCGAACGGATTCCCCACAATCGGATTTGGCCATAAGCTCACGCCCAAAGAGATAGCCACGCACACCTATGTGAATGGCATCACAACCGGACAAGCGGTCATCCTCTTCGATGAGGACATTGTGAGCTTCGATGCGCAGATCAACTCGCTCTTTGTGGATGGGCATCTGACGCAGGGGCAGTTTGATGCGCTGGTGAGCTTCTGCTACAACGAAGGGTTTGGCCGACTGCGCACGATGCTTTCGCATGGACTGGCGAATGTGCCAGATGAGTTGCCGCATTGGGTGTACGCCGGGACGGTAAAGCTTCCCGGCTTGGTCAAGCGGCGTGCGCAAGAGGTTGCGTGGTGGAATCAAGTGTAAATCCAAAAAGGAGACATGGTGTAGCGCCAGAGCAGCGGAATAAAAACTTGCATTTTGATTGAAAGTTTGTGTTAAACTTATTCCATCGGGAGAGGCGAGCGCAAGCTTGTCTCTCTTTGTGTTTGGAGGTTAAAAATGCCACTGATTGAAGGAAAATCGAAAGCGACGAAAGAGAAAAACTTTCTTGAAGTAAGGAATGGAAAAACTTTCAAGAAGACGGCTAGGAAGTTTGGCAAAAAGAAAGCTGTAGCTCAGATGCAAGCGATTGTTTTGTCGAAAGCAAGGGAGTCAGGACGAAAGAAAAGTTCTCGGAAGCGTGTAGCGGGAAAGAGAGGATAGTATGCCAGAAGACTACGGAGCAGCGGAACCACTCATCGATTTAGCCCGAAAGTTCTACAACGGGACGAACAAGATTTTGAGTTATGTTCCACCTTATGAAAAAAACACGAAGAAAAATGATTCGTACATCAAGGATATGGTTCAGAAGGCGAATGATAGTTTTCGGAAAAAAGCTGAAGATGACAAGAAAAAAGTAGGTGGAACTGCAAAGAAGATGGTTGTGAAGACATCTCCGCAGAAAACAGCGGTAAGAAATAAATCTAACGCGAAAAAGACGATTCAAAAGAAACGGGTGGCTAGCAAATGAGTGAAATTGAATCTTGCAATATTGAGAGTGTAGGAAAAGGACGCAAGAGGGTTTCGGGGATTCCTAAGCGCGTTAGGAAAATCGGAAAGAAAAGCGGAAAATCTAAGAAGTTTTCCGTTAAAAAGTAGTACAATACGATTATGTCGAATGGTTCCTTTAGTTGGCTCACACTCGCACAGGCTCAAACACAGCTTTCTCAAAGGCTGAATGATAACTCTTTCAGTTTTTGGACCCAAGCTGAGCTAACTTATTATATACAGCAGAGCCTACGTCAGTTTAACAGTCTTACATGGACGTTTAGGCAAGATTTCAATTACAATTCCTCTTCGCTTTGGAACTCTTTGGGAAGTTTGACAGGATCTCCACGTTTAAGAACTCTCACAGATAATTATATTTATGGTGAACTTGAGTATCTACTTTTGGAGCCGAGCAACACCACAGGAACGTGGACGGGAACTAACCAATTCTCGATCTCAGTCCTTTCTCAAGCGTTGCAGCGTAGACGCGACGAAATGATCCAAGTATCTAACTGTAATCAAGTTTTATCCTCTGGCATTGCTTTGACTCCCAATACGATTAGGACGCAACTTCCTGATAACGTGATAGACGTAGAAAGGGTCCGCTATATACCAGTTTCCGGGAGTCCGAACACTCTTTATCGAGACGACACGGTTGCAAATGAGTGGTTCAATGCACCACTTTACCAACTTTCATCAGGAACTCCACAAACATTTTCCTTGTCGTCAGAGCCTCCTTTGTCGTGGCAGGTAGATATACCACCCGATCAACCTGGAACGTATGAGGCGGTAGTTTTACAGTCTGGAGAATCGTTTAATCCGCCTACTCCTACGCTTATAGGCATTCCTAATGATTTCGCATGGGTAATCGAATTTGGCGCGTTAGCCGATCTTCTAGGACAAGAGGAAGAAAGTACCGATAGGGAAAGGTCCGCATACTGCCTCAAGAGATACCAAGACGGTCTACAGTTGATGTTGAAGACTCCTTGGATCGAACTAGGAAGAGTAAACAATCAGGCGGTAAGTATTGACTCTATTATAAGCGCAGATCGGTACGATCCTGAGTGGGATTCTAATCCTACGGGATTTGGGCCTGTGATTGTTTCAGGTGGGATGGATTTCGTGGCTGCTCCTGTAAATTCTAATATTGGATTGACCGTGTTGGGGAATGCGCCAGTGCCAACCGTAGGAACTGACTTCTTGCAAATTTCAAGAAGTGATGCCGATATTATGTTTAATTTTGCACAAAGCAGGGCTATGTTTAAGGTTGCTGGAGAGGAATGGAAGCAAGCATTAGAACTTGAGAAATCAGCTATTCTTGCTTGCGCAAATGAAAACAATAGACTACGTTCTCTTGGAGCCTTCAGTGACGTACTTGTAGAACGAGGACAAGCACAAGAAAGGGATATGCGACGGTACAATGTGAAGGGGGATAAGGGATAATGGGAGCAAAGATACATCAGATCGAACCTGATTATCTAGTTTTTCATTGCCCCGGATGCGGATTCGGACACGGCGTAACGGTCAACGGTAAAAAGAACGGATGTAACGCAAGTTGGGGATGGAACGGATCGGTTGACGCGCCCACATTCACTCCGTCGATTAACTGCAATGCGGACGATCCTCCGCACCGTTGCCACAGTTTCGTCACAGACGGGAAAATACAGTTTTTGGGAGATTGTTTTCATAAACTGGCGAATTCGACGGTTGAACTACCAGATTGGGACGAGTGAATAATGCTTGCATAATCATGCGCTTTGTGTGAGAATAGTGGTATCGGGGGGGGATATGGGACAACGAATAGAAGAACTTGCTGCTCTATCTTTAGGCATGGAAGGATTAAGTTATTTGCATTCTCAACACAAAGACGCAGGGCCGATCAAAGAATGCTCATGTGAGTATGCAAAAGCGTTTCGAGTAGTATCTGCACTGCGCTGCAAAGATTCATATGAGGAGTTAAAGGCTAAAATACGCCGTGAGGCAAGGAATCGTTGCTTAGATGAAATTGAGTCACTTGCGAATGGCGAATCAATCGAACATGGAATTGGGCTAGACGTAGAAAGAGTTTATTCTTTGTCTGTGTTAAAGACAAAACAAACCAATGGTGTGAAAATTAAAGACTTTATAGAATACGAAAAGGAACTCTACGGACACTGTACAAAATGTGGAGCGGACATTGCTCAGCCAGATATTCCGTATGCGCACAAGTCAGTGGCAGGAAACATTATGCCGGGACACACGGATACGGAAGTTCCAAAAGAGATCAAGGATTTGCTCTGGCATGACGATGAATATGAGAGTAAAGATAAACAGGTAAACAAAAGATTGATTGAAGCGTTCCGTCGCGGAAAGGACAGCACATTATGACTCTTCTCTATGTACTAGACTGGATAACGTTTATACTTTTCATTGGCGCATTTGTTCTTGCAATGTATGTAGGATATTGCGTGATGTTTAGGAAGAGGATATGGATACTAGACGTTAAACCGAAGGCGATAATGGGATTCCGTGTAGCTTCTGGAATAAAAATGAGAAGCGATATGGTGGTTATTCCTTGCGACAAATGCGGAGATGATATGTGGATCACTCCAGAGGGGATGGACGTTAAAGAGAAGTTTTGCTCTGGCTGTGTATATAAAGCCGGTATTAGCATCGAGGAGATATTGATTGGACAACTGTAGAGTATGTCATAATCCGAGAGAATCCCATCATCAGGACAAAGATGGAGTATGGTGGTGCTGTGATAACATTTCTGTGAGGGCTTCTTTTAAGATCAAATCCAACTTGTATCAAAAGCAGGAGGTTGTGTTGAACAAACCTAGACCTATTGGTTTTAACAATAAGCCTATTCCTAACGGAATGCTTTATAGCGACTACACGCCAGAGCAGGTCGAAGCCGCTTGTAATGCTCCAGACTTTGAAGAGAAGTGCAAACACGCTCAAGAGAACGCCGAAAGGATGATGGAGTTGATGAAAATAAAAGACGAACTATCCGTGAACTGTTAGAATTCATGTCAGGAATTGATAATGGTTACGATGTTGACTTTAGCTAGTGTATTGGAGGATGCAATAAATGACTTTAGAGCAAGAGATGGAACTAACCGGACCTCAGTGCGTAGATTTACTGACAAAGCGCGACATTAGGAAACTGTGGAGAATACTTGCTACTGCTCGTGACAGGCTACAAGATCATGCGGACGGTAAGCCAGTGAAAGATGCTCACTTGTGCCCTAGTCGTAAGGTCGCCAAACTCATGTCTGACGAGTACCATAGTATTTGGTGGCTTATGGCAAATCGGAGAGAATTGAGAAAGGCTAGCAAATGCACACATTGACTATCGTTCTTTTATGGGCAACAAGTATTGGGTCTTTATTAGCATGTGTTGGTTGTTTAGTATGGTTAACTTATTCTACGTTTTTTGATCCGTCTAGTCCTGCTTGTATCAAAAGTAGGAGATATTGAGTAATTTGTAGTACAATGTTAGTATCCTACCGCAACGGGAGAGGCGTAGGATTTAAGGTGAACTATGGCTCCCGGACCATTTGACCACAGAGGAATCGATTTAACTTCCGCCTTGAACCGTATCCGTTCAGGGTTTACCTCAGTTTCTGTCAATATAAGAAATTATACCAAGGGTGGCGTCACCTTCCGTAATCTCCTAACGGGAGCGATGTATACGTTATCAGCAGCAGTACACAGCTTAAAAAGGCTTAATGACAGCACGCCAAACGCACCCTCTAGCGGTTTCTCAATCATTAACGGTGCGGGAACTGTCCTATCCGCATGGAACTCGACAATAGGAGTAAAGAATGTAGCCACAGGACAGAGTGGGAATCCTGTTTCGATGGTTCCTTTTCGTCCTAACGCATCTGTCGAAGATTGGATGTACGTTGCAGATTCGGCTTCTCAAGGATCAACAACCCTTCATACTCAGTATCTCGGTCTAAATAGTTTTGGACCTTCCGGTACGCCTGTAGATTTCGTTTCCAATGGAATGATGAAAGTTTCCTGTAATGAAGGATATACGGGAACTCCTACGCCTACCGCAGTGTGCTGGAAAATGGGAATCAAGGAGCCGCAACTGGCACCTATTGTATCCACTTCTAATTCAACCGTACCTTTTGGTGGAGGAACAGGAAACCTTCTAGCCACGGCAATTCCATGGACTAACAATCCTACAGGAACAAATTCTAGTTTCAATTATGGAGAAACTGAGGGTCATCCACACACTGATCCAACGACACCAAAAGACGGCACAATATGGTACAGCGTAAATGTTCTAAATGCTTCGTATGTAACGATTAGCAGTTTGGTGCCAAATGGGACCGTAGTTATAAACGGAACAAGCATAACAACTCAGGCTGGACTTGCGGATATTTCAACTCCAAGTGCTCACACAAGAGTTGGGGCTGGATCTCCCGGATACCCCGGTCAATTCCTGCAAACTTTAGGATCGCCAACTCCTCCAAGCGTAGCATCGTATGTGATAGGAGCATTTGTTGATTCATCCGGTGCTGTTATGGATAAGGGAGTTGCTATCCTTTACGTTCCTAGTGTAGTTGATATTGGAGCAAACATTGGAGTGGAAATTACAGTTCCTTATGGAGCGTCCTCTCTCCAAATTGGTATGAATTCATTAGGAAATACATATTCCTCAAACTCTGGTTCTATCGGAGGAGGACAACTTACTATTTCTGGCACTGTCACAACAAACGCTCTTCCATCTGTAACTTCTATACTAGGAAATCTTACAGCTTATTACTGGGGAGATTCTCCTGCGGCTGCGGGTGCCAATGATGCCTCCTTTTATATATGGAAAAATCCTAGCGATCCAAGTGGAAGTGGACCAGTAAGAACCACATCTAATGCGGACGGGAGTACGACAGGAAATTCCTTTATATTTGATGCAACGATTGGACCAACTCCAGCAGGAATACCTCAACTTCCTGGAATTGGAACTCAGAATGTACCGATGATTTGGTATACTCTTAGTCCAGAGAGTGTTATTACTGGAGAGAGTAGTGTATTCGCCTCACCTATTACGTCAACCCAACCAAATCAAACAAAATATAATGACTTCAACTTCTGCCTAACTGGAAACATTTATTTCCCGTCTGGTGGACCAGGAGTTTACTATACTCTTGTTTTAACCAGTAAGGATGATTGTATTTGGGGTATAGGTGGAGGGGTAAAATTAGTTCCCGGATCAGTGTCCATATCAGGAAATAATGAGGGAAGCTCAGCATCTATATCTGGATGGGGTCAGACCATCACAGTTGTAGGAGGATACACGCTTCTTCCACGACAAAACTATACTCATGGGGATAATAATACTTATGCACAGACAACATTGCAAGTAAATCCTCCGGCAGCGGGAATCTATCCTATAGAAGTGGACTATGACTATTGGTATCATAGTGGACGTATCTTGCTTATTATGGCTTCTCCAAAGCCAGGAGAAAGCCCAACTATTATTCCTCCTCTTCCATCAGATATTAGGCAAGAAGTACAGTACCGTTACTGCTACAGGAGTTCCGCAACAGGAGCGCAATCGAATCCATCTCCTGAATCTACGGCTGAATCAATTCCAGTAACAGCAAACACTATTACATCTCTATGGTCGAATGATCCTCAAGTAGATGTAGTCGATTATTACAGGATAGATTCGACAACCTCAGAATTTACCTATGTGGCGACAGGACCAAATGATAATCTTGGGGGAAATGGATACAACACCGCAATCTCCGATTCATTGACCGACACAGAATTAGGGACTAAGACACTTGATTACGACAATTACGAGCCTTTCCCTTCTATAGATTTGCCTCAAAAGGGAGTATGCAATGTAATAGGCAGTGTGATTACTTGGGTTTCTGGTGGAGCGATAGGAGGATCATCGGTAGGATTTAGTCCTAGATGGTTAGCGGGAACGGAGATATTGATTGGTTCTCCTACGTCTTTGGCATACACATTTATTTCTCGTCCTATAGCATCTTCATTTCAAACTAATTATCTGTATCCATTGAACTTCATGATTCTTGATCCTTCCAATCATTATCAGTTAGTAACTGTATCGGGAACATCTGGGGTCGTTGATCCAACATTTAATGATGCAGGTGGAATCACAATTAGCGGAGGAGCAACATTTACCGATAAAGGAATCTATATTCCTACGGGGTATGTGACTGAAATTGAGATTCCTGGAGTTCCTGACGGATCGGATGTAGCTTACCAAATACCAGAGCCTATCCTTGCAGCACAGCCGTTGCCGTATTTGTGGGGTCCAACGGACAATGTAAATTATTGCTTTGGTGTAGGAGACCCGCTAAGGCCAGGGACGCTGTATTGGTGTAAAGGATCGAATTTGGACTCGGCCCCTGACACCAATCAGCAGGAAGTATGTGACCCAGGAGAACCGCTAGTCAACGGATCGATTGCTGGAGGTTTGGGAGTTCTTTTTTCAATCAAGCGTGCGTGGCTGATTATGCCAAACTTTAGTAGTGCAACGGCTACAGCCACAGGAACAACGGGGTCTACCTGGACATTACAGGAATCATCTATTTCGAGAGGACTTTATATTCCTCGTTGCGTTTGTGTTTCTGGCGGAGGTAACATATTCTTTCGTGTGGACGATGGTATTCACGTATCTCCTTACGGATCATCGAGCCAGTCTATCTCCGACCAAAGTTTGTATCCTTTATTTTCTCACGAGAACTCGGACAATACCGGGACTCAACCACAACCAATAACTAGGAACGGAATCACTATCTATCCTCCAGATGATACACTTCCTAATCTGCAACGGTTTTCTTATAATTCAGGGTATATGTACTGGGACTACCAAGGAACGGATGGATACCCCCACACGCTAGTATTTGATGAAAAAGCGGAGGGATGGATTTATGATCTATACAACCCTGCTGCGACGATACACGCATCTAATGAAGGACAAAGCCAGCAAGGAGTCTTGGTAGGATGCACAGACGGAACGGTTCGTCAATTAACCAGTGGGGGAACAGAAACGATTACTGGTACAATCGCAACACCTGCATTTGGTGGCAAAGGATATATGCACGTCGGTCAAGCAGTAGTTGAATACTCTTCAACATCTACAGTAACTTTGAGTTTCTATGTTGCGGACGAAGGAAATAATTCCTATGCGCCTCAGACAATTACACTTCCAAGTACAGGTGGAGTTTTGACAAAGTATTTCTTCCGTCCTAGCGCGGCTAAGTGGAAGTTGTTGGTTGCACAGTTCTCTTCTAACGTACCATTTGTTTTGAACCTTCAGGGGGCGATTTGCTATCTTAGAGCATGGGGTTCATCTGGAGTCTATCAGCCAACACCTATATTTGGTGAGGCGGGAGGAGAAGGGTAATGAAAAATCCGGTAACGCCAAGAAGATGCCAACGCTGCGGAACGATACACCACCTTCCGCCTGCTGGAGGACTATGTGACTCATGCTCAAAATGGAAAGCAAAGCAGGAGGCTAAATAATGGCAACCACTCCAACTAACTCTCGTTTTCCGTTTGAACCTCACATTTCTAAACTTGAACCTCAAGTTCAGTATGTCATCCGCAATTTGTGGAATTCCCTATCTGACGTACAAGGAGCAGTACCTATACTAAAGTCTCAAATAAATGATAATAAAAGCACTATTTCCACAGTAAGCAAAACTGTGAATAATAATATATCAACACAGAACGTAACAACATCATCATCAACATATCCTACAAGTGGATTTGTTAATAACCAAACAGGAGTTACGTCTTATTCGATATTGCCTTCCGATAATAGCTCGTTCTTGATTTTTAATGATGCTTCTCCTGTCGCACTCACGCTTAATACAGATCCATCGATTCAGCTTCCATACTACTTTTTTGTTTTTAATGAGGGACTAGGGCTGGTTACGGCGACTCCCGAAACGGGAACTATTTCGTATCCTAACAACTTATTAGCAGCGAGTATGCCTATTGCGCAAGGACAAGGGGCGATAATTACCTACGATGGTTCCAACTACTATGCTGTAATTATTCCTGTACAGCCACAAAATACGCCTTCGGTTATCCATCAGTGGATCAGTGCATACAATTCAATTACGGGAGTTTTTAGCCAGAGTCAACCTAGTTTTGAAGATTTGAGTGGTTCTGCTACCGTATCTCAACTACCCGCTTCAGTGGTTCCTTTGGTTGGAACAACTGGTAGCATGGGCGGTTCACCTATGACCGTGGGACAGACGATTACGACTACTGCGTCGGTTCCTGGGTCTACAACGAGCATGGCTGTGGTCGTGAGTCCTGTCACTTCACCGGGTAACGGCTTTGTGTATGATGCATATGTAAGCGCGGCGGGGACGGTAACGGCACGCTTAACTTGCGTGGCCGCTGGCACACCTACGGCTTCTGTTTTTAATATCCGCTGCATTCCTTAGAAAACATTTGCGTTTTTTGTGGTTTGCGGTATAATGTCTTAGGCAATGCTGTAGGGAGAGCGGCGTCTGCCTTTGTTTCTACGGTTAAACCGTTGATAACGGAGGTTTTACATGGGTTTCTGGGGATCGCTCTTCGGCGGAAGTAATTCTACCTTATCTGGACAGCTTCCTAAACTTGGCAATATAGCTGATACTCAATCTGGTCAAGGACAAAAAAACGAGAATACAGCTTCTTCTTTTTGGGACTCGATTCTTAGCGACGACAGTTCTAAGCAAATGCAAGCCCTTGGGGGTAAAGTAGGTGCTGCTAAATCAAGAGCGAATCAGGACATTAAAACCAATTCTCTGTTCGGAACGCGATCAGGAGGGACTGCCGCTTCTAACACTTCCTCTACGGATAAAGTACATTCTGACATTACAAGCCTCATAGGAAGCCTTACAGGCAACTCTGCAAGTAGCCTTGCAACATTAGGTAGTGGTCAGATTGGCACTGGTCTTGGTGCGTATCAGCAACAGTTGGGGGCATCTCAACAACAAATGCAGAATTGGGCTGACAGTATCGGCGGAAGAGCGCTCACGCAAGGTTCTGCTACGTTAACAACGATGGCAACAAGTGTATAAGGAGGAATGTTATGGCGAACGGCGAAGCATGGGCAGCAGGTGTAGAGGTAGGTGAGAAAAACATGGAGCAGATTCACAAGATGTCTAAAGGTCCAGCGGGTATGATTGGGTCAAAAAAACTTGGCGGCAAGATCAAAAGGACAGGACTCTATAAACTTCACAAAGGAGAAGAAGAGAAGTCTGGATCAAAGGTTGTCAGGAAGATAAAAAAGACTGGTCCTTATCGTGCAACAAAAGGGGAGTATATTGTTACGGCAAAGAATGTAAAGAGAAAGGCTAGCAATAAGAAATCGACAGGAAAGAAGGTATAGTCTTGTCTATATTTGATCTTAAATACCTTGCCGGGGGGTTAGAGAAAGAAGAGCGTAAGAGAGCCTTGTCTGACGAGGAACTTCAAGGGAAGATTAGCGGATTAATAGACAAGCGTAAATATCTTGTAGAGACTAAAATACCTGCGCTCAAAGGGACTCCTGACTACGAACCTGCAATGAAAGAATTACAAGAAATCCATACTGGACTGAGAGAGGCATATGATCCTAAAACGAATCCTGGGGCGATCCAGAAATTCGGCCATTTACTGACGGATCATTTGGGAATCAAAGTAAACGATCCTACTTTAGGACAAAAGGTATCATTGTCGGATAGGCGCGAAAGAAAGAAATACGACAAGAATCAAGCATCTTTAGCGGAAGATTTGAAGGAAGCAGAGCAAGATGTAGCGGCAGGACCACTGTCTCCAGAGCAGCAAGCAGGAGTAGATGCAAGAGGAACGCTTGCAAAGTTTAACGCAGACTTGGAAAACCATAAGACGATGAATCCTCACGCTTATGGTCCTGACGCGACACCAGAAGAGAAGCAGATGGTAGAGGACTACAGGAATGAGAGGGTGCAATATTACGGTCAGGGGATTAAGCCCGTACAGCCGAAAGAATCTGACGAGTATTGGACCGACGTAAAAGGAGCAGTTTCACAAGAATATCCAAAAGGATCAGGAAAGTACAGGATAGAGCAGACGAACAAAAAAGGAGAAAGGCATTGGAAGGATGAGCCGGAAGGTTATACTCCATCTGCTCCTAAAGTAAAGCCAAACAACACCGCGAAGATGATAGGTTTGGATTCATACGCAAAGTCTCACGGATACCCTTCATTTAATGATATTCCAGATGAGTATCGTGAGGAGGTAAACGACTATGAGATTAGGAAAGAGGCGTTAGATCATGCAATTCCTAAGTCTACAACTTTGACTAGGATTATGCCTGACGCAAATGGAGTACCACAAACTGTAACTATCACTAATTACACTACGCCAGGAGGAAACGAACAACTCATTGATCCTATGCCTGTTAAGAAAGTAAGCGAACAACCCGAAGTAGGTTCTAGTCAGCCATCTACTCCATCGAATCCTATGGTTCATGGGAGCAACAAGGGAAATAGTAAGACAGCAACGCTACCTCCATCGGGAAGCGGAAATGTCAAAGTTGGGGCACCTCTTCCTTTTCAGATGAAGACACCCGCAATAGCAAAGGCTCAAAACGATATTGTGGATGCAACGAAAGTGTACTCTATTGCAAAGCAGGTAGAGGCAAAACCAAACGATGCTTTTAATCAAAAAAGACTTGCTGTTCAACTTGAAAGGGCAAGCGCAGGTAGATTTACGGTTCAAGCTCTTGATTATGTAAAAAAAATGGGATGGGGAGCCACTTTACAGGAGTGGGCTAGCAAACCTACCACTGGAGCCTTATCCCCTCAACTAGTGCGACA